TTACATTACCATTGAATACATCAGTAATTGTCTCACTCATCTAACAATATCTAGCAGAGTAAAAGCGAGGAATAATAACGTCGCCATCATCATTGATTGTAAAACCGCAAAAGAATGAATTAAATTCGAACCAGTCGCGTAGGTCAATAATGTCGTTCATATATTCTAAGTTATATACAGGATATAAATGATTATACATATTTAGTATATTAAATATACACGTTGTAAAATTATATGTTTCTAAAATATTATTATATATATCAATATGACACTTGAATACATATGCGTCCTTGTATTCTATTCTTATTTTGTCATTCAATAGTTTGACCCCTTTGATATTTTGATATTTATCAACTCCCTCAAAATTATTCAGGAATATACCAGCGTATTCTTCCAATATTTTTTTAACACATATATAATTCTCAGTAGGCAATCTATCCTTTATTGGATATATAGAGAAGTCCAAGTATTTTATAGTAGAATACTCGCTATTGTATTTAATCATCTTAGTTTTATTAAGTCGCAGGAAATCCGTCTCGTTGTCCGCGTAATACATGAAATATTTATAATAAGGGTCGCCTATATCTTTTCTGTAGCAGAGGATAATACTCCAAATTGCACGGCTTTTATATGGGTCATAATGGTTATTCTTAATATATTCTACCAATTTGTTGTAATTATCTAGCATCTCTCGCTGGTCGCTAATAAGATTTAATGTATTATCAAATACCTTCTTATATATGATAGTTTTTATATCCTCTGGCAACTCATAAAAATAGTTCTTGTCAAATGTGGGCATTTTATTACTAATAAGTTATAATTATATAAATCTCTATAATGTTTTATCATTTTTTATTTCATAAAGCCGCTAAGAGGAACCGCCATGCAATTCCATTTCTTGTGCTTCAACTGCCCATTTAAATTTATCATACATAAACCTCTCTTTTTCTTCAGGTGTTTCTAAGTTAGCGGGGAAATTTAATTTATCATAAATAAACTTCTCGCGCTCTTCGGGTGTTTGTAATATCGAAGGACACCCAAAAATATCTATAGTATAAGTACACGTGTGCGCTTCAGGTAATCTATTTACATTTGTGCCTACCCCGTATTTATAAGATATAATATAGTCCTTCTTTTTATTATAATAATTATAACCAGACCAAAATTGTAATAATTTTCTAATAAAATTATAGTGTTCTTTGTCTGTCTCACTGGCTCTCTTTTTTGTAATAATATTTGATATATATCCCTTCAGTTCATCAACTCTCTCTCTCTTTTCATTATCGGTCATTCTAGTGCCTCTATAAGTACCCACGTCAGTCGTATATCTTACTTCTATTTCTATTTTTATTTTACTAGCGAGTTCTTGTAAAATAACCTTATTTAACTGCTCGTTTGTAATTAAAAGGGTTAGTTGCTCAGTTGTTACCCGTTTTTTATACAAGAACTTTCTGATTTGATTACTAAAACCTGCAAATAAAGAAATATACATCTTCTTCATATTTTTTGCAGCATTTACCTCCCCGTCAATTAGAAAATTCTTCGTTATTACGTGTTTTGATTGTTGCAAAATAAATGCAACAAAATTTGCAGTAGTTATTTTTATGTCTCCCCCTTTGCTAATAATATAGGTATCATTAAAAGATAATAGGACACTATCCAATGTTTTTATATTATAATTGCTAATCATATTTACATAATATTGTGCATTGTGAAACTCTCTTGTGTAAAAATATAGTATATCATCGTCATTTAAATTTTTTGGCTGATTGATAAATCCCGCTAATATATATGTTGAAAGTTCATTTGGGATACCTATCTCTTCATTTACAACGGCGATGCATAATAATTTCCCTATTATAAAATATATATATACATAATCGCTCTCTGTATCAAAATTCTCAATAAAATTAGGGTTTTTTTTCATTCTCTTTGCCTCTTTTTTCTTATAAGCCGCTATTACCTTTTTGAAATTTTCGTCTGGCTCAAAGTTTGGATTAATATAATACTTATTTAACTTATTATCTGTAGGTAGCATAAAAGGTCTCTTGGGATTTTCTTCGTCGCAAAATAGTTCCTTGTATAAATTAGTAATGAATTCACGCTTTACGCCTCCTGCGTCTATGGCATTTTTCTTGGTTATTTTTAATTTATCTCCAATTTCATATATATGCACATAGAATTTATTAAAATCATTTACAAAAATATCTCGGTATTCCTTGTTATATATTTGTCCCTTTAGGTCGTTATAATATATTATTATAGATGCCAATGCACTATCTTGATAATAATTTAAATTATACTTTTGCGAGTAATAAATGTCTGGGATAACGTCAAATTCCATCCCAATCGAATATTTAAGACCATCCATAGACATAAAGGGGTCTTGATTATATTTTTCGCATATATTTATCATCTTTTCCTTCAACTTTTTATATATTCCGCCGTATTCGTCCCCATCATATATATTCTTAATAGCATTGCAAGCGGCACTATTAATACTTTTGATACTCTTTTCTCTTCTTGATGAACACTTTGGAAACTCGGAAGTATGTATAAACTCGCTTCTCTTCTTTAATATTTTGTTCATATACTTTATTCCTCTAGGAGTGATATTTATAGGTTCAATATTATAATCATATAATAATGCCTGTTCAAAAATTGTATTGTATTCAGCGCTATCCGTAATAATTAGTATATCAGGGTTTTTAGGGTCTCTGTTTGGATTACGCGCCCATCGTAGGCATTCGACAATAGTATAGTATCTGCCAACTATATAATTAGCCTTAATATCTTTAGTATTTGCGGTTCTTGTGGTGCTTGAATTGCTTTTTTTGTTAATATCAGTATAGCTCTTCACAATAACTGGAATATAGTAATGTCTTTTAATTTTTATAAAACTATTTCTTTGTAAATTAGCAATATTAAGTGTTTCCCATTCATCCTTTGTAAATATAGCATAAAATGCGAGAGGATCTAGAGAACTTCTTGGTGCTCTACGTGCTTGATGGACTTTAGCGGTAATTGCATTAGCAAGCGCTTCGTTATCTGCAGTAATATCAATTCCTTTTGTCGGTTTTCTGAGACCTACGTCTTTCCACTTCAAACCTATTATATCAGAGATAAGCATTTTTCCTTTCCCTTTGCTTTTTTCGTATTGCGCCTCCTTGTCTACAATGAACTTCTCTAACTGGTCTCTTGATTGCGGGAGTTTATCTTCTTCTTTTAATATATTCTCTATAATTTCTGATAACCCTTGTAAAATTTCATAGCCGCGAGACGTTATGATACGCGGTATTAATTTTGTATCATATTGATAACTTATGCATAATAGGCGATTGTATATTGGCGAATCTATTAATATCCTCTTAAATGTTCGCGGATTTATTATAGGCACCATAACCCAATCTTTACATTCATCGTATGTAAAACCATTAAGTGGATTATCATCCGTTATAACTCTGTCTTCTGAATAATTATTAAAATTAGGGTCTTCTAAATCATTTATCGCATTTGTTAATTGTTTTCCTATTAATACTCCCATCCCTTCAGGTAATCGTAATTCATTATGGGTTTTTGCTATTGGGTTATATAACAATTTATAATAGTAGTTTTGATAATTGCTAGTAGATGCAGCGGTGCGGGGTATGGGAATAATTACTCGGAGGTCTATAGTTCTCTTTGCTACAAAATCACGCGGTATTATATCATCTACAATACTGAGAAAATATTTAGGAAAATATTTTGCAAAGGAATAAGGCGTAATAAAATCATATAGTTCGATTATTATCTGCTCTATTATTTGGCAATTCTTAAAATAATCTCTTATATTAATATATGTAAGGCAACCTATTGCTTTTTCTGGAGGCATTGTGAATGAAGGATCGAGAAGTTGCGCGTAGATATTATTAATAAAATTCTTAACAATGCCATCTATAGTAGAAAGATCATTTTGCCTTAGAATATTTGATATTTTATCATCATCATAACCTTTCTTTTTAAAATAATTAACAACTGCGGTTGTTATATCACTCCTATCTTTTAAACTGGTATCTTTTAAAATTTCATCTATTAATCGGTTTCCATTCAAAACCTCATCTTCAAGATCAGTAAGAAAATCCCTAAAATCCGCAAAAATAGTTTTATCCTCCGTTTTATCTTTTTTTGAATGTTGCCCTTTTTTATATTGATATTCTGCTACTAATCTTTTTTTTTCCTTTTTTTCTAAAACCATATCCCTCAATTCAATTCTTTCTAAGTTGTTCAGAGGTTTAATAGAAGATGACGAAGATGGAACCCCAAAGGTATTTATTTTCTTTATGCGTATCGGATCAGGTAAGGCAACTTTTAATCTTTTATCAAATGATGCAACATCGTGCTTAAGAAACGCTTCGTCATTTTGCTTCATGAACTCTAAGCGGTATTTAATATTTTTAACAATATTCAATGTATCTGCATTTATCCCTTTTGGGATGAGCAATTCATCATATTGTATAGCGGTATATAGTAGCTCTATATATATATTACTACCCTCTGATATTGCATTATTTGTTCGCGGATTTACTAAATGATTTATCACCCATTTTCTGCATTCTTCTAGATTAAAAGGAGGGTTTATATATTCATTAGGAAATGAGAATGTATCATTAAACGTATATAATCGCAGCGTCCCTTCTTTCTTATATTTATTGATTTGCTCTATAATTTCTTGTCTCAGCGCCGACTTAAAAAAACACCTCCTTTTCACTTCATTTAAGAAAGATTTTGGGTTTTTAATGTCTGCATCACTTAAAATATTTTTTCTACTTAAATAATTTCTATATTTGAAACTATTATCATTTTCAAATGGGGAAACGCTGGGGTCTTTAATCCATAATAAACAATGGTCGTCATTTAACCTTAATTGCTTTTTTACTTTCCTTGCCATTATTACTATTTTTATCAAATATTATTAAATATAAAAGGGATATAGTAAAAGTAAACCCATATAAAAATAAAGTGCGTATATTATGTAATAGATAAGTAATTTACAAATGTTCCAAACAATTATGAAACTTTATGATGCTACCGATGCTACATCAGTTAAAGGTAAATATATCTACTTCGGGGCTTCAATCATTTATTGCGATGATAAGAATGTATGCGCAGTATATTACCCTGATACTAGTGCTATCAGCGTGAGCAGCGATGTTAAGAGCGTAGTATCTAGTTCATAACTATATAACAGATTTGTTCCGTGAATACATTTGTTCTTATTTATTTTTTATTATTGAAAAATTGATTGCTATTTCTAAAATATCTAAGCAGAGATATACTGATTTGTTGCTACACGTTGACTGATCGAGTATATAGAGATTTGCTAAGCACCGCTAAGCACCGCCCCAGCAAATAACTGCAGAACAGCGCATACCAGTGCAATGAACAGCAGTATCAATGCCAGTAGCAAATACGCTTATCACACCTTCGAGAGCGTGGAATTCTCAGGCGTTTTCGACAGGATTGTTAATAATGATCTTACAGGTGAATGCAAATATCACCTGTTCATTAGATACGGCGACAAGGTCTATATGGATGTTAAAGGTGTCGGTGAGATTGTGATACCTTTTGCAGAACTTCAGCAGAATAAGTATTGGAAATACTACTATGACCTCTCGCTTCTTCTGACTAACAACAAGAATATGGTGGTTCAAGACCTTAAATATAGCAGCGAATACAATGATTGTCAATTGTATGACGAAGCAAGGTTCTGGTCTATTGACACCGCTTCTATTGAGAATGATTTGCACAATAATACTTTGATGATTATCAGTTATGATGATAACTGCTTTTATAAGATTTGTCCTTATGACTTGGAGAATATGGGATACACCTCGCAAGAAGATTTGAATATCTTTAGACAGAATTATATGATGGGATATGAATGTGAAAATATGTGGGGGATTTATTACAACCTCGCGATTGAATATCAAACAAACTTAATACAAAAAAAGTTTGAAGAAATATTGTAGATGAGATAGATAACTATCTATGTAATAATAACTTAGTAATTAGAGTATATATTTTTTATATTTAAGATTTAAAAAATGATTTTGATATTTTAATATATATATAAACAATATGAACTGCTCTACAAGGGGCAATAGTCTATACAATTATCACACCATAGAAAATTTGGAATTTTCAGGTGTCATTGATAAATATCAAGTCTTTTATACTCGTAACAATGGAATTCCAGATATGACTACAACCTATGTTAGTTCTATATACGATTATCACGTATTCATTAAATATGGCAACAAGGTCTATATGGATGTTAAGGGTGTCGGGGAGGTCGTGATTTCATTCGCTGAACTGCAAAAAAACAAATATTGGAAGCACTATTACGACCTATCGCTTATGCTAACTAACAACAAGCATTCGGTAGTCGAAGACCTTGAATATAATAGCAATTATTACGACCCTTATATATACAAGGAAAAGAGATATTGGTCGTGCAATACTGCATATATTGATGGAGACTATGAAGCGAAGTCTAAGACTAAGAAGGTCATAGAGAACGAATACAATTGTTATTACAAAATCAATCCTTATAATTTAGAGAATATAAAATATACCTCTCAAAAAGATTTGAATATCTTCAAGCAGAATTATATGGCGAGATATGAAGTTCGAACCAAATTATTTGATAAGAAGTGTGTGTATTACTATAATTTGGTGTTAGACTATTGCATAAGCATTATGGAGAAGGAACTGGACGAACTTTCGGCTATCTTCGAGGATAAAAAGAATGTTGTTAATCTTGTTGCGTTCAATGATAATACTGGTATGAATGGCGACGTGCTAAGGATTATCTATAATCATCTAGTAAGTCCTGAAGGGAATAAAAAGTATGAGTGTCTTATTACTGAATTAGGGAACCGCAGTAGGTTAGAAAGCATTGCACAGATAATTTGTGCTTAATATGTCCGACATAATATGTCTTGATTTTACTTTTATTATTAGAAAATTGATTGCTATTTTTAAAAAATTAAGCAGAGATATACCTTGATTTGCAAGATACAAATTGAGTATATATAGCGACCAACAATGAGCCTCACTTACCACAATGTAGAAAATGTAGAATGTTCTGCCGTGTTTTGTCAGGAAAAATATGAAGCGTATTCATATCGTTATAATGTGCCTAATTCTAAAGTTTATCGCAATGGGATATTGGGCGACTATCACCTCTTTATCCGTAGTGGTGATAAAGTCTATATGGAAGTTAGAAATGTAGGCGAGATTGTGATTTCATATGCGGAACTTCAGCAGAATAAATATTGGAGGTATTACTATGAATTGTCTCTTCTCCTCGCAAAAGATAAGCATAAAGTGATAAAGAATGAAGCGTTTAACAAGGACTATGTCGAGATTTACGAATATTCAGGAGATAGGGTGTGGTCTCTTGAAACATCCTATATTGATTTAGATATTGACAAAACCAATAATAATAAAAACTACAAGATAATCCCAAGTGGGAATGTAGGCTATTACAAAGTCAATCCAGCAGACTTAGATAAAATGGAATACACCTCACGGCAAGGACTGGAACTCTTTAGAAAAATATATATATATCGTAGTGATGTAAGAATGGGATATTTTCTAAATAGGTCAGTGATTTACAAGAATATCGCAACGGAGTATGTAATGAATGAGAATAAAAAGCATATCCTCAATCTCTCAACACTTAATGGTAAATATTGTATGAATGACGATATTTTAACGAAAATATATAATATCGTTAGTATCGGGGATAAATATGAGTATCTTACAAGTAAAGAAGAAGGCAACGTCCTGATATTGACAGAGTAAGTAAAGCGGTTATCGCTACTTAAAGGAATGTGTATGTTATATATTTTTTATTTTTTTCACCTTTGAATATTCTAAATGTTATTAGCATATATATGTTCTATTTTTTTTTGAATATTTAAAAATTTGATTAATATTTTTAAATAAATTAGCAAAGAAATATACCAATTTGTCGAAGTTAAACGAAGTTAAACAAAGTTAAACGAAGTTAAATCGAGTATATATTGTGAAAGCAAAGCCTACAAGCAAACTACAATGAGCGATACTTCCAGAACTTCCCACGCAATCACAAATGTCGAATGCACAGGCGTGTTTTGTCAGCGAATATATGAAACGCGACCCTATCATAATGCGCCTAATTATATGTCATGTAGTGGCGACTATCACCTATTTGCCAAACAGGGAGACAAGGTATATATAGAGGTTAGAAATGCAGGCGAGATTGTGATTTCGTTTGCTGAACTACAAAAAAACAAGTATTTGAAATACTACTATGACTTGTCGCTTCTTCTCTCAAACGACAAGCATAGACTGATAAAGAACGAAGAGTTCAACAAGGTCTATAACCAAATATATGGATATACAGCAGGTAGAGTATATACAGGTGATAGAGTGTGGTCTTTGGATACTGCCTATATTGACCAAAGCGACATGAAAAACTTCAAGATAATTCCTAGCGGGAATGTCTGCTATTACAAAATCAACCCAGTAGACTTGGAGAAGATGGAATACTCCACGCGGCAAGAACTGGAACGCTTCGAACTGGGCTATATGAATGGTCTTGAAAGGGTGAAGTGGTTTTCGCATAGGTCGGTGATTTACGAAAACATAGCATTTGAATATCAACTAAATAAGATGGAAAAAGAACTTGAAGAACTCTCAACATACTTTGAGGATAAGAAGGATGTTCTTAATCTTGTAGAAACTCTTAATGAAAAATATTGTATGAATGACGATATATTAGCAATTATTATTAACAATTTTCTATATTAAATTTGTTATTGTTAATGCTGATGAAAGCAGACAATGATAGAATGTATAATAGTATATATATATATTATGTGTTATTTATTTTTTTATATCGGTTATAATCTAAAAATTGATTGCTCTGCTTCTATAATTTAAGCAGAGGATATACTGATTTGCAAGATACAAATTGAGTATATATATAGCCATCTGCCTACCCGACAAGCGACCCTCAAAGCAACCTGATAATGAGCAACACAATCGCTGCTGCCGCTGCTGCCGAATGCACAGGTGTATTTTGTCAGGAAATATATGTTTCGTATGCCTATCGTTATAATGACCCTGAATATATGAGGCATCGTATTGGGATATGCGGCGACTATCATCTCTTTATCCGCAGCGGCGACAAAGTCTATATGGAAGTGAAGAAAGTCGGCGAAATTGTGATGTCATTTACCGAACTTCAAAAAAACAAATATTGGAAATACTACTATGACTTGTCGCTTATGCTCGCAATTGATAAAGAGATAAAGAACGAGCCATTTAACAAATTCTATGATGAGGCATATGAATATACGGGAAATAGAAAGTGGTCTTTGGATACGGCATATATCGATTTAGATATCGATCAAAACGCCAAGAGCAACTACAAGATAATTCCTAGCGGGAATGTATGCTATTACAAAATTAACCCCACAGACGTGGAGAAGATGGAATACTCCACTCAGCAAGATATAGACATCTTCAAACGGATTTATATGTGCCGAAATGATGTTAGGTCGGGATATTTTCTAAGCAGGTCGGTTATTTACAGGAATATCGCAATAGAGTATCAAGTATCCAAGATGGAGAAGGAACTTGAGGAACTTTCGGCATACTTTGAGGATAAGGAGGAGGTCATTGAACTTGTATCAACTCTTAATGATAAATATTGTATGAATGAAGATATATTAGCAATTATTATTAACAATTTTCTATATTAAACTTATTTATACTGATTGAAATAATATGGATTATCTGCTTAATTTGATAATGATATAATGTATAGTAGTGTATATATATAGAAAATTACTAAAAAATGATAATGTCTAGTTATGTTATATTTAATTAAAACGATACAAATTATGAATAACACAACTCAAGTAGCAATTGTTGTCAAAGACATTGAACCATTCAAATATACATTTGAAGAGAAAAAAAGTTATTTTACTGCAGTTTATGAGCAATCTGGGTATATATATCAAAACACAGAAGACAAACCAGCAACATTTATGGCTTCGCTCAATGCAGGGGACGAACAATTATATGTTGGAGGCGATGCTATAAACAAAGCATTCAATATGGCAATCAGAACAGATAATTACAATAAAGAATTATACGAATTATCTACAAAGATGCATCTATCCTGCTATATGGATTGTTATAATGTAAAGGAGGAAGAGGACTTAATTCCTGATACATATTCGAGAACTAAATATTTAAATATTGTAAATAATGAATATTCGATTTCAAAAGCAGGAACTTTACATCACTTTGACGCATTTAAAAAAGGGGGTAAGTTTGAAAACAACCCATATTTCAAAGATATGTATCTGTATATATCTGAGAGCCGTCTTTGCGACTTTTTAAGTAATAGTTTATATGCAGGGGACGTTTTCATAGATATCTTGAAAAATGAGCCCTATAATAATGGAGCGAATAAAGCGATGATATATTGTGTAGGACCCAAAGGAATAAAAAGCACCGCAGATAATTTCAAGAATGCTCTGTATATAATTGGTAAGAATATAGCGAACGCAATTTATCATTACAACAATAAAACAGATACCGAAAAAATCGATTATGTGCGTATTTGTCTAATTTCTGGTGGAAGTTTCAAACACGATAACGTCAGTCATATTGAGGTTGCCGAATGTCTTATCAAAGGTATCCACGAAGTTAATGTCAATAGACAGGTTAAAAATCTTGTGTATAACTTTGCCTATGATAATGACGCATTTAGGCAAGCATTTGATAAATTACAAATATAATATGATATGATATGATATGATTATGTTATTTCGATATTCTAAATATGTTAATAGTTTTTAACTACTTATATATATGTAAATTGTATTCTTTCCTTTTTCTCTTTAACCATATAGGTATCATAATAGAACTTACCAAAAAGACTAATAATACCCACGCCATATGTAGCAAAAAACGTGATAATTCCATAATTAAACCACGTCTCGATAGGCGGATAGTAAAAATAGAAATTAGAATACAATATAAAGAACTGACATAGTTGCATTGTTGTGATATATTTTTTTATGTGTCTTACTTGATTTATTTTTAATAGACAACCTAGATAATAAGAATACATTATGCTATGCACTCCGCTATTTAAGAGCGTCGCCATCCAGACCATTTCGACCTTAAAATAATACATTAAATGCCAAGATATCACTGCACCAACGTGATGGTATTTTTGAAGGAATATTGGGTTTTTGCCATTGAGATACAATAAGAACGTATCGGCAAACTCATAATATTTTGAGATATAGAACCAATAAATAATAGTATCAAATTGCGGATTTTGAAAATAATGGTTGGACTTGAAGATGACCCCATCGCTATATAAGATACGGGATAGCGATGCAAAAGTCCACGCACTAAAAAGCACTAATCCAACATTGTGTATAACTGCTACTTTATGCAATAATAATGGATTTATACGTAAATGCTTAGGATATGCTAAGTAGCAAGTAATGGCTACAATAGGTGTAATATAGGTTGATAACATTTGTATTTTTATACAATGTCATTTGTATTTTTATATAATTTTACTAGTTAAAATATAAATAGATATACGTTAAATTTTCTTTAAGTAGTATGCAAAAAACTGATGAAACATAACAATAATATATAGTAATGGCTACAGATGTGCAGTATCATCATATCAATGATATGGAATTCTCAGGATTGTTTGATATAACACGTGGAAAAATTATATTTCTCAAATATTTCTTATTTATTAAGTTTAGCAACAGGATATATATAGATATCAAAGGTGTTGGTAGTGTCATTATGCCATTTGAAGACCTTGTAAAGAATAAGTTATTGAAGATGTATTATGAAATATCTCTGATGCTTATTGAGAATAAAAATATGGCAATAGAAAGGCTTGATAATAGGAGGTATTATTATGATTTTGTATATACAGAAAAAAGAGTGTGGTTTATAGATTGTGCATATTTTATTGAAGATTTTGCAACAAAGACTACACATATAGAAAGAGAGCATTATTGCTGCTATTATAATATCAACCCTTATGATTTGCCAAATATGCCAGTTTCTTCTAGAACACTTATTGATAAATTTACCTTTACATTCTTAGGATATGAAAGGCTATGCTACTTTCAATCAAAAATAAGTAATTATACTAACCTCTTTGTAGATTATCACGCATCATTGATAGAAAAAGAACTAGACGAAATAACTGCATTCCAAGAGGACAAGATAAATATCATTAAGTTGCTTGTATTTTTTGAGAAAAAAGGAATGAACTGCGATATATTCTTAGTGATTTATAATAAACTGATTAGCATTGATGGAAATGCAAAGTATGCTCCGTATTTAATAGACTTATTTGACAATTCCGAGTTATCTTATGCAAAGAAGAAAGATATCGCTATCCAAATAATATGCAAATAAAAAATGTTCTAAAAAATAATATTATTACAAAAAATTGATTAACAATGATATAAAGTTATATCAAAGCCATAAACCTGTTATATCGCAAACCTTCCTGATATACCAAGTAAACCTTCAGTTTCGTCAAAGAGACCTCGCAAGACCTCGCGGTAGCAGCAGCATAAGATGCTCCAATACAAGTATCATTACCTGAAAGATATGGAGTTCTCAGGTGTATTTGACGCTTGCTTCAATCCTGCAATCAGCGGCAACAACATCGTCTATCTTAAATATTTCTTATTCATCAAGTTCAGCGACCTTATTTACATCGATATCAAAGGTATAGGGAGTATCATTATACCATTTGAAGAACTTATGAAACACAAGTATTTGAAAATGTATTATGAGTTATCCATTCTACTTATAAAAAACAAAAATCAAGTCATCGAGAAAATATGCTGCGATAGTAGCTACAACGCGCAGCGCCGCAAGATTATCTACAATGAAGAGAGACATTGGTTTATTGATAGCGCCTATTTTATTGAAGACTTTGCTACAAGGGGTAAGAAGGTTGAAACAGGCAAGTATTACTATTATTATGATATTGACCCAACTAATTTGAGAAATATGAATGTTTCGAATGCAATGGATATCGCGATGTTTTTCGAAGTCCTCAAGATTAGGTATGGATATGAGCAAGGGCGTGGCTTAAATGATATGCTCGTTAATTATACAAATCTGATGCTCGAATACAACATCAAGATGATAGGCGAGGAGATTGAAGAAATCGCAATAAGCCAAGAAGACAATAAGAATATCATTAACCTTATTGCCCTTAATGATAAAAAAGGTATGAACGTCGATATATTTCGCATATTATATAGCAGTGTTATCAGCACTGAAGGACAGAAGAAGTTCGGCAAGTATGTAGTATGCATGTAAGTAATGTAAGTAATGTAATGAATGTAAGTAAAGTATGTAAAGTATTTATTTTTTATATTTACTATATTTATTAAAAAATTGATTAGTTATCTTAGAATTACATATCAAAGCAAAGTCATATATACTTACGCAGTCCCTTTACAATCACAATGGAACTTTCAGGATTTATTGAGATGTCCAAGAATTTCAAATCGGGTATGACTTCTGATTACAAAGAAATGATATTTGTCAAGTTTGATAACAAAGTATATATTATGATTACTAGCGTTGGGGACGTTATTATGCCTTTTGAAGAACTTATGAAACACAAATATTTGAAGACATACTATGAATTATCTCTTATGGCTATTGGAAAGCCCAATATCGACAAGGATTATTATGGAACTGAAAACCCTGATTATATTCCTAAAAAGTATGAAATATGCCATTATATGTATGTAGATGTTATCTATATAGTCAAAAACTCCTTAACAAGTATTAGGGAAGCAAAGAAAGGTAATAGTTATCAGTTATTTAACCTTAAAAAATTGAATAAGATGAATGTTTCTTCTGCAGAAAAAATAGCAGCCTTTAAGAGAAACTACAAGGTAAAGTATGGTTTTGAATATGAAAACTTTGAGGATAGAGCAACGACATTCAACACCTTAGTGAATGGCTTGTAGAGGTGATGTTATGTAGTATGTAAAGTAATGTAATATATATATCTTTTTTATATTTATTATTTTGAGAATAAATATGTTATGATTTACAATATATATAATAAAAAATGATTATGTCTTTTTAATATAACTATCACGGGCATATACCTGTTGTATCGCAAACTCGCGATATACCAAGTAATACATCGACACAAGCAACCGCCCAAGTTCTCTTAGAAACCGCAAAAAGAGAATAACAATGGAATTTACTGACTTGTCCAAGATTGAAATCGAAGAAAGATGCGAGTATGTCGAAGAGAACGAAGAATGCGAAGGCGACTATATTCCCTATGAGGCTGATGCATCTGACAATTTAGAGTTTTCTGCATACCATTATCATCATAACAGGGAGCCTTTCTATGTATTGTTCATCAAAAAAGAAGATATGATTTATATTGAAATGATAAATGACGGAACACACAGGAATAAGAATACTAATGAGATTGTTATGCCATTTGAAGAGATGGTGAAGAACAAAAGTCTCAAGAAATATTATGATATGTCAGTGATGTTAGTAAATGATAATAATACTAAAAGGGTGTATTATGATAAGCGCGGGAAGGAAACAAAGTATTTAATACAGACCTATGATACTGAAAGCGATACAGATGAAGAATGCGAAGAAGCCATCCCAATTAGGCATTGGTGTATCTGTGCTGATATTATTTGGAAAGGTATGCGTGTTTCCAAATCAACTCATTACAGCGACATTAAGTGCTATTACAATATCAACCCATTCACATTCGAGTATAAGGTGGATACGGAGAAGGAAATTGCAAGTTTTATGAGCAGTATTAATGCTTTTGCTAAATATCATAATGTTGGAACCTTTATAGAAACCGCAATTATCGCTAATTATAATGAGAAGTGCCAGTTGAGACCCCCTGAGTAATCCCACATAAATTGTATATTATAGTAAATGTCTCTCAGACAATCTTAGAGGTGCTCCATTAAGTAGTAAATGCATTGGGGCATTAACAATAGGTAAATCAGTTTTATTAGGCTTGATACTATAGTTAAATATTTCGTTATCTATATTTTTATATTTATCATCCCCTCTCAATGACGTATTAAATATCTCATCTAATTCAGGGTTATTCAAACAACGATTTGGATTTCCCAGTTTATTCTCGCTATTGTTATTGTCTATAGTATCTTTGCGAATATCAATATTATCTATATTATAAGTATATTTAGTGTCCTTTGTGTTATCTAATTTTTTATATTTGGCATCTTCGCGGTATAACCTGATATGGTCTTCATTTATATTCATTTTATTTTGTTTTATTTGGACAGCAGAAGCGGATGCTAACGCAGCTGAAGCAGCCGTAGCAGCCGTAGCATTTGCTACATTAATATCACTTGCAATTCTAGCATTGACGATTTGTTGTTGTTGTATATTATAATTAAATATGATTAATAACAATCCTATAAATATAAAAAATGCAATATAATATCCTTCATATTTCATAATAATAATATTTTATTCTTTTACTATAATATTACAATATAAATATTACATATTACATATTACATATTACATATTACAATATATGCAATCGCCTTTATTAATCATCTTCTTCGAGAAACATTAACTTCTTTTTAGTATTATTATCATCATTATCATCATTATTATCTGCATCATTTCCTGCATTATCATCTTCTGCGCATTCTATTTTTTCATTATCAATATAAACGGATACCTTGTATTTATTGCTTTTATAAAATTTTAATCGCGAAGCACCTTTCCTCTTGAATATCGAGAAGTCATCCAGTATATCAATGCATAACGGAGTATATTTGCGTTTTTCAGGGATTTCTCTTAGAATACGCCCAATAGATTGCTGTATATCTGAAATTGGACTTGCAAATATTATTGTATTTAAGGAGGGAACATTAAAACCTTCAGAAGCCAATTGATAGGTTGCTAGGATTATTTGCTTTTCCGCAGATATTGCAAGGTCATTCTGCTTCATACCACCAACATAAAACCCATAACTACTATCTGCAATATTATTATCAACAATATATTTCTCAATATCCTTTAATTGATTTCTGCGTTCGCTCAAAATAAGAATGCGCCTATCAGGTTCCTTACTCAAGACATCTTTTAATAGAAGAATGATATATTCAGTGCGCGGTTTGAAAGAGCAAATGTTATTAATCATTCCCGCGCCATTCTCTTTGCCATTCCACATTAGTTTTACATTCGAATAATCTATATGTGTTTCAAAATATTTATGCACCTGCACATTAACATCGCAAAACTCTTTGTTTTTCAAAGTATATACAGATTTCCCAATATAGTATTCAAAAACGCGACGCATACCATCCTTTCTATTTAATGTAGCCGATAACCCAAGAATTACTGGATTGTTTAATTTCCTAAATGCTTTGCAAAAGACTTGCGCACCTGTATGATGCACCTCGTCTATTATTACAAACCCGATATCATCAAAAATACCTGCGTCATAGTCGCGCATAGCCAGAGATTGCAAGGACGCAATAATGAAATCTTTGCCTATCACATCGACCTTCTTTTGCTTTATTATTCCTACCTTAGCATCTGGAGCAAACATTTTAATAGTATCAATAAATTGTTGGTTTAAAAAATCCTTGTGGCTTATAAACATTGTCTTCTTTTTCAACTGGCACGCAATATATAGGCTCATAATTGTTTTGCCAAAGCCACAAGGGACTGATATAATACCACCCATCTTGAGAGGGTCTCTTGCGGCTTTTAAAAAGTTTTCAATAGGTTCTTGTTGCGTTTCTCTAAGACTTCCTATGAAATTGATAGTGATATCTTTGCCGCCTGTTAATTTACAGAGCGTAGGCGCGCCATACTTTTGTAGCCCGTAATATCTTGGGATATATATCCTCTTTTCATTTTCGCTATATAGATGAAACGTTAAATCTTCTGCAGATGATTTCTTATTACTTGATGCGCCTAAATCAAAATTAACTTTGGGAACCATAGTTAAATCCTTCCTTATGCTTTCGAGTTTATACTCGTCCAATGCAGATTTTAAAATCCCATAGCCGTTTTTAGATAGAATTGAATACATTAATTTGCAATCTTAATCTTGATACATATATATATATGTGTCATTTTTTTATATGGATTATAGTAGATAAGTATTGAAAATTATGATAATTATTAATGCAGTAAGATTTTTAGCAGTAATATTATTTGTTAGTATATTAATTGTTAAAGAAATACCTTTTAGAAACCTTTTTAAAGATTTGATGATACAATTTTACTTAGCATTGTCTTGTGTGCTAATCCTTCTAATTATTGATAATATATTTGGGTTTATATTATCTTTATGTTTATTAGCACTATATTTCAGAATATATACAAGCGAACTTAAGAGCAATAATGATAAGGCACCCAGCGGTAGCAGCGGTAGCAGCGGCGACAATCACCATTCCAAAGACGCAAATGGCAAATGCACAAATGATAAATGTGTTATGAATATGGAACACGTTGGGATTGAAAGAAAGAAAAGACTAGAAGAGAAAAGCCAAGATAACTCTTTAGTCCCATATATAACTGAAGAGAACCTTCTAGCAGCACAATCCAATATAGTAAATCCCGAAGAATATAATAAAGAAATGCAAGGCGTAGAAAAAGGAATATATAATGAAGATGTATATGGGTCGCAAGGTCTAGATAATAAGAACGTTCATATGCGAGGTTATGATGTGAATAATGTATATTTAGGTTCTTTGTCTTATGATATATGGTAATACTTGGTAATACTTGGTAATACTTGGTAATACTTGGTAATACTTGGTAATACTTGGTAATACTTGGTAATACTTGGTAATACTTGGTAATACTTGGTAATACTTGGTAATACTTGGT